AGACATCACAAGGCTGCCACGGAACCCGGATATGCGCGTTAGGCCGGGGAAGGTCTGGCTGACCCGAGGGAGACCTTCAGAGGTATTGGAACCCGTAATCCTCGGTAATATAGACCCCAACACGTTCAACCAGTCTTCAGAGATGGAGCGCATGGTACAGGTAGGCACGGGCTCTATAGAGTCGAATGCCCCCCTGAATGCAGACAGACGTAACGAGACAGCCTCTGGTATCAGTATGATCCAGTCGTCTGCCCTCAAGCGGATGCGTCGTACGATGTGGAATATGGAACGTCAGTTCCTTAACCCCCTTATTAGGAAGTCGATGCACCGCTACATGCAGTTCTCTTCGGATAGGTATCCACAGGACTATAGGTTCAGCATTAAGGGCACTATGGGTATTGTGGCACGTGAGTTCGAGCAAGCACAGCTTATCGGTCTCCTGAGTAACATAGCCCCGGACTCGCCTAAGCATGACTTAGTGCTGCGGTCTATCATAGAACTATCAAGCTCTCCTAAGAGAGACGAGATACTGGCTGCTCTCGATGAGATGGCTAAGCCTGATCCTAAGCAACAGCAGATGCAAGAAGAGGCACAGATGCTCGAACTAGAGGCACAGCGAGAAGCTGTTATGGAGCAGAAGCTGGAGAACGAGAAGACAAAGAAAGAGATTGAGAAGCTCCAAGCTGAGATCGAGCGGATTCGTAAAGAGACTGAGCTTGAGGATGAGAAGGTAGACATCCAAGCAGCTAATACCGTGATTGGTCACAACAAGGTCAAGGTACAGCAGGAAGCTCTACAAGTACAGCGAGAGAAGAATAAGCTAGACGCTAAGAAGGCTGCGGCTAAACCAAAGGGGAATTAAATGGCTAATGATGTAACACCTGCGATGCTGGAGGATGCTATCCTCACAGTGACAGGACTAGAAGACTGGAAGATCATACAGCAAGGATTGTACAACGAGGTGCAGGCAGCACAGGCTGGTGCGCTGAATCTCCCAACGTGGGAAGATGTATGTGAGGAGAGAGGCTTCATGAGGGGTCTCATCTACTGCATCACCCTACGTGATCAGTTGCTGGCGGCAAAGGCCCAGAGGGAACGGGACCGTGCCGACCTATAACTACAAGTGCTCAGAGGATGGATACTTTGAGTTAATACAGCGCATGAAGGATCACGCAAAGGGCGAGTGCCCCACCTGCGGGTCCCAGTGTGACCAAGTGTTACTTACACCGCCCGTACTTGATATAGAGGCCATGGCAGACATTGGAATGCCGGGTGCCTTCTCTAAGTCGGGGGACCGGATGACTAAGCGACACGAAGAAGCGGGTCAAGCTCATCATACTGATATTAGGTATGACTACGAGTGACCTAATCAATAGCCCTACACCATTCCTCGGGCGGGCTATCACCTAATACCGTACACCCCTTGCGGGAGCGGGATACTTATGAGGAGTCATAGACATGGCAAAATACTTGGACTACGTAAAGCCCAATGGAGACGGGATTGATGTTGAGATAGGCGAGGCTGCCGAGCAGCAGCAGGCGCGTGCAAGAGACCCAGAGAGTGGGCAGTTTGTCGCTACACCTGAGACTGTTGATTGGGAGAAGCGTTATCTGGAACTTGAGAAGCTGAACAGCCGTCAGGCACAGACGCTTGGAGAGTACCGACATACTATTGATGAATACATCACCACCCCTACATCTTCTGAGCCAGTACCTCAAGCAGAAGCTCCGTCGCCTATTACGGCGGAAGAAATGTACGAGGACCCAAATGCTGCTGTCCTACGGGCAGTAGACAACCATCCTGTAGTTCAGGAAGCACGTGACCTTAAGGTTAGTATGGAGCGGAGGGATAGAGCTGAGAGAGCCGACGCCTTCCAGACGAAACACCCAGACTTCCAAGAGATTGGTGCAACCCCTGAGTTCCAGAATTGGGTCGTAGAGGACTCTACCAGACAGGACTTATACTCCCGAGGTAACCAATACGATTTCAGTGCTGCGGATGCACTCTTTAGGCTTTACAAGGCTGAGAAGGGCATGAAGCAAGTAACCACTCAACAGAGTATCCAACAGGCCGAGTTAGTGTCGTCCTCTGGAGAAATGGTACAAGAACCTGCAACGTACAGCCGTTCTGAGTATATTAACAAACTCAAGCGGTCGAAACAAGGGGACTTGGACGCTGAGGATTGGGTACGGACCCATGTCGCGAACTACCGAGTAGCCCTCCAGAGTGGGAATGTCCGTGACTAACCAATAGAAGTATTCTTTTAACCACCACGCAAGAGGTAATATATCATGGCAGGTACTACTGCTTTATATACGCCAGATACAGTTGCGTCTAGTACCACGGTAACCACCGCTGCCAACTTTATTAGAGAGTTGTGGAGTGACGAAGTGATTGCCGTGTACAAAGCGAATACTGTACTGGTACCCCTCATCCAGTCGATGCCGTTCTCCGGCGTCAAGGGTGACACAGTACACATCCCCAAACCTGCACGCGGCTCGGTATCATCCAAGGTAGCAGGTACGGGCGTTACGCTGATCGTTGAGACGTCTGGCGTCTTCAACCTCAGCATTGACCAGCACTTCGAGTACTCTCGTTTGATTGAGGACATCGCCAAGATTCAGGCGTTGGATTCCATGCGGGCGTTCTACACGGATGACGCTGGTTACGCACACGCTCTGTCGCTTGACAGCGCGATTCACACGCAAGCTGCTACATGGGCTGGCGGCGATAGCACACCGACCACAGCAGGTGCTACCTACTCCAAGGCAGGCATCGGCGGTGATGGTACGACCACGTGGGTACAGACTGGTTCCGGTAACGGCTCAGCTCTGACCGACGCAGGTATCCGTCGGGCAATCCAGTATCTTGACGACAACAACGTCCCGGCGCGTCAGCGTCAACTCGTTGTCCCGCCTGTTGAGAAACGTAGGTTGCTTGGTCTCGCTCGCTTCACTGAGCAGGCATTTGTTGGGGAGAGTGGTTCTAGTAACTCAATCCGCAATGGCCTCATCGGTGACATCTACGGTATCCCCGTATATGTGTCTACGAATGTAGCAACGGTTGACTCTTCGGACTGCACAAGCTATCGCGCTTGCCTGTTGTTCCAGAAGGAAGTCTCTGTACTCGCTGAGCAACTCGCTCCGCGTGCGCAATCGCAGTACAAGCAGGAGTTCCTGTCTGACCTGTTCACGGTCGATACCATCTATGGCGTAGGTACACCGCGTCCAGAAGCTGGTCTCGTCCTGATGGTTCCGGCGGCCTAATTGGAGAGGGGGTCCTAGTGGCCCCCAATCCCTCAACTTAGGAGGAACTTGATATGGCAGACGGTGTAACATTAACCAAAGTAGGAGTACGTGGAGCCAGACAGTTTCAAGCACTGTTTGAGGAAGCTATTCCCTTTAACGTGACGTTTGAAGACGCCTCTATCCTTGACGGTGACGAGTATGTCAATGACGTCACGGTTCCGGGAGCACAGCTAGGTGACTTTGTCCTAGTGGCTCCTGAACTCGACACGGCAGACCTCGCATGGTATGCCTGCGTTACGGCGGCCAACACAGTTACTGTCCAGATTAGTAATATGACGGGCGGTACGTTGACTACCTTTGCATCAGGAGCTAAGCTTAACGGTTTGGTTCTGCGGCTAGCAGACTCTCTGTTTGCCGATGCTAGCGTAATCTAAAGCTTCGGGGGGTGTGCTTAACATCCCCCACCTATTAGGAACACTATGTCTGAACGACGATACGCTCTGATCAATAGCCATCCTGCGGCACCAGTTTGCTGGTCCTTCAGGACACCATCAGGTGGATCAGGTACGTACTATGTTGGTGGCTTCTACCGGTTTCACGGGTCGGCGTTTACGCCAGCAGCGGGAGATACGGTAGGAACAGCCAACTCATCCTACGCAGCTCATGCCCTAGTGGTGCTGGGGGCTACGTCAGCAGACATGGTGGTTAGAGTGACCGGGACATCTATTAACGATGCCGGTACTCGTACTACGTCAGATACGGAGGATATAGACACCTCTGGCGGCGTAGCAGACACATACTACGAGACAGCCAAGAAGTGGTTAGGTGCTGTGTCCTACACCCGGCAGAGCGGCACAGGGGTCATAATCAACGCAGGTTTTGCTAAGTACTATGACCAAAACAACAGTGCATTCGCTGTTACAGGCTTTGAGGTTACGTGGCTGGGTGGGGCCAACGACGCAGCACCGGACATAGAGCTGGTAAAGCATAGCTCCGCTGGCTGGACATACGCCGCAGGCGGAACACCCACCAAGGCCTCTTCGTACGACATGGCCACCACGCATAGTACCGAAGACAACGTAAAGAACAATGAAGAGGGTGCATACAAGAGGGCAAACATAGACCTTACGGTTGACGGACATCTAGGCGAAGGCACCATTTGGCGTATAACAACTACTGCTAATGGTACGTTCGAGCTTGGCAATATCCTCATGTATTGCCGCACTTAAGAGGATTATATGGCAACTCAATTAGCAATAGTAAACAACATACTTCGTAGACTGCGAGAGACTGAGGTGAGTGCCATCACTACTGGTAGCTACTCAGCCTTGATCGCTACCTTTGTGAACGAGGCCAAGGAGCAGCTAGAGGACATGTGGTTCTGGACAGTCAACGAGACCTCTATAGATACCTCCATCCTCGCAGACGGCACACTCACCTACGACCTCACCTCTACCACAGACCGCTCTTTCTTACAGAGGTACGTGCTGGACAACCTCCCGATGGCCTTCGACATTACCGCAGGCGAGGAGCGTCAGCTATTTGATGTCCCTCTGTATGAGAGGAACCGTATCCTCAACACGTGGATTGGTTCCCCAGACGACACAGCTACTCCAGAGGCATTCTCTATACAACCGGACTCAGACGGCAGGGGCTATACGCTTGCGCTGGTCTATGGCTCCAACACGGCTCGTACGTGGCGTACCTTCTGGTATGCACCGCAGGCCCAGCTAGCTGTAGATGGCACCGCAGACTCCACACAGATACTCCTCCCAGAACGTCCTGTATACCTAAGGGCTCTATGGCTTGCAGCCAACGAGAGAGGAGAGGAGATGGGTGAGCCGGGCAGTATGCTAGAGGTGCAAGCACGAGATGCTGCAGCGGCTGCGATGGAGCTAGACATGCAGGTCAATAAGAAGTCAGGTCTCACAGACATGACCAACCTCGAACGGCTACGCTCAGGTATACCTATTTAATGCCAACCCAGAGACAACATGGTGGGGCAGCACTTATCCCCATTAACCTTACGGCTCCCGCACTCAGAGGACTAAACACTGAGGCTGAGGGCTCCCTACTGACCCCTGACTGGGCGACGGTGCTCTCGAACTGTGTGTTCGATGGAGCGGGACGCGCTGCAGTACGCAAGGGGTGGTTAACCCAGACAACCACTCCCGGAGCGGGTGTCATAATGCGGGTACACGAGTATGTCAAAGCAGACGGAACGGTTGAAACCATCAGCTCGACAGACGCCGACATTTTCAAAACTGCGTCTGCGCCAACTACAGTTGAAGGCACTCTCGGAATCACAGAAGGCAACATCAAGTTCGTCAACTTCAACGACAAGTGCGTGGCGATTGGCACTGGTACGTCTTCAAACCCAAGTATCTACACAGGCACGGGCAATTTTACAACTGTGTCTGTTGCTACTGGGACGGCTCCTACTGGGACTATCGGTACGTCTGCGTTCGGCAGGCTTTGGGTTGTTGACTCGGATGGGCACACTATCCGATACTCCGCCCTCCTCGATGAAACCAAGTGGGCAGCAGCAGACGGAGGTGGAACGATAGACATGGCTAGAGTCTGGCCCTCGGGTCAGGACGTAGTCACAGCTATTGAAGAGTTCGCAGGTGACCTAGTTATCTTCGGGCGGCACAACACCGTTGTGTGGACAGATGGAGCAGGCTCTGATGTGGGCCTCAACCCACTCAACATCTACATATCAGATACCATACCCGGCATAGGGTGTGTCTCTCAGTTTGCGGTGACCAGAGCTAAGGGTGACCTGTGGTTCCTGAGTTACGCGGGCATGCAGACACTGAGCCGTGTTATGCAGAACAAGACCACACCCACGCAGAATGCCTCAAAGAACGTACAGTCCAGCGTGCTGTCACACCTAGCTAATGAGTCGGATAATAACGATATCACATTAGCATACTCTCCTAAAGAAGACTTTGTGGTGTGTGTGTTTCCTCAGAATAACAAGGTAGTATGCTTCGACACAAAGGGACAGCTTGAGGATGGTTCCTTTCGAGCCACAGAGTGGAGTACCTCACTACAAACGGTAGAGTATTTCTCAAGTGATCAGGAGTTGTACGGGTCGCTTACCGGCACCGTCGGTGAGATTATGAAACACTCTGGCTTCTCCGACGACGGCACCGCCTATGACTTTGCATATCAATCTGGGTGGTTAGACTTTGGAGAACAGAACCAGTACCTTAAGTTTGTGAAGAGGCTTACAAGCTTTATGTTTGTGGGCGCAGACACAAGCGTTGTGTTTAATCTCTTCTATGACTTCAACTCCAATGCCCTGAGCACAACTGTTGCTGCAGCAGGAGCCATTTCCGCTGAGTTTGGTAGTAGCACGCAGAACGGCTCTGAGTTTACACATGAAACTAATGCCTCCTTCATAGGGTACAATAACCCAGATGATATCACTCAAGGAGAGACGGAGTTCGGTGGAGGTGTCTCCCTACAAGAGATGACTATACCGGGCAAGGGTGGTGGACAATATATTAAGGTGGGATGTAGCCTCAGTACGTCTAGTGGCAACTTTGCACTTCAGCAACTCAACCTCTACGCCAAGATAGGAAGGATAGCCTAATGTCGGATTACGCAAGACAGAATGATGGTGCTACCCACTGGGCAGACCGTGACGGTCGCTCTACGGGTGACGCAAACAAGAGAGTAGTAGGAGCCCACTTCGACACAGAGTTTAACGCTGTGCTGACGGCGGTTAACTCCAAGTACGACTCTGATGATCTAGCCGACCAAGCGGCTGCTGAGGGCGAGAGCCTCACAACCAAGCTGCTCGCACCTAAGAGTCTGGCCTTCTGGTCTGATGACAACGGTGGTGTAGTAGGTGAGCTACAAGCACTGGCTGCCCCCGTCGCAGATGGTCTACTCGGCTGGGACTACGGCGCAGCAGCAGATGCTAATGTTATCTTCTTCACAGCGGGCACTGGCTTGGCTATCACGGGGACGGAGGTTCTTCTAAGTCACCTTGGCTTAGAGGCCCTGACAGACCCCGGTGCTGATCGTATAATGTTTTGGGATGACGTTGGCGGCGCGGCGCTTGCATGGCTGCAGCTAGGCACCAACCTCAGCATCAGTGCTACTACCTTATCTTATGACCTTGCGACTGCTCTAGATGGAGCCGATGTCTCTGGTGTGACCACCATGAGCATCGAGGACCTCGACCAGTCAGCAGACGGCATCATGATGAACGATGGTGGTGTGATCAAGGTCATGCCTATCGACGAGGCAGGTATTGACGTCATTGAGACGGCTAACGCTAGCCAGACCTTTGCAATAACTGATGCCAACACCATGCAGGTGCTCACAGGACTAGCAATAGCAGACAAGACATTCACCATACCCCTGAACGCTGTAGTAGCCTTCAAGATTGGTACCATCATCGTTATCAACGACCGTGATGGCTTTGGTGGCTCATACAACCTCAAGGTAGCTATCTCCTCTACGGGTCTCATCAGCTCCTTCTTACGAGACACAGCGGAGACTGGTGCGGGAGAGAGCACACATACCATCCTTAAGGGTGGCAGTGCTATTGCTGTTAAGATCGCCACTGATCAGTGGACCCTAGTTGGGGACATTGTGTAATGTTGCTCGGTCTACTAGCGCCTATCCTAAGCACTCCTATCGGCACGGTTACCCTGTCAGGTGAGGGCATAGGCGACAGCCAGTCCGCACAGGCAGCCATTGCCGGTATCCGGTTCAATGCAGACGGCACAGTGGACAAGAGAGAGGCTGGGGTCTACACCCAGATAGA